TTAGATAGACTAGTTTTTCCATTATCTAAATCATCTTCATATATCAAGTAATCTAGCATTACTAACTCGAGTGCATCCTTTATTTCCTTTTGAGAGGAAGTTTTCTTATTTAAGTTAGAAACAACTGTAGACAGGGAATCTATTTTTGCTTCTAATCTATCAGATTTGTCTTCTATTTTAGATACTTTACTACTAGTACATCCTTTTCCTAAATATAATAGAAAAAATAGGGCGGCTAAGATCTGCCATGCCCACTTGCTAATAAATTCTTTAATGTTCATATGAGTTCTTTTTATTATTTATTTTAAAAAAATAAAGGAAATTAAATAAAAATGAGAGCTAAGAGGCCTAAAATTAAGGTTGGAATACCTAGAAGATAGGAAATGCTATAAATATAATCCCTTTGATTGTATTTTCGATCATCGAACCTTATTTGAATAATATATCCGTAATAATCTTCAGTTTTGACTCTTTCATAATCTACAAAAACTGAATCTAGAACACCTTCCTTTTGTAGAAAATCGGTATACTTTTTAAGTTTATCCGCTACATATCTCAGTTCCGCGGGTTCAATCGTAAGTTCATCATAGGTTAAGATTTGCTCATTTAAATTAATTCCTAAGAGAAGAAACTCATCTTGTCTTAAGATTCCCATTTCTTGAAGCTTACCTGTATTTTCTAGATTATCTACGATCTTGATATAGATCTTTCTATATTTTCTGATTTTAGAGTATTCTCGATATCTATTTAAAATTCGAGATGGATAAATGTAGTCTTTAATTTTCATATATCAAATATGTGATTTAGGGTTTCTTTAAATTCTGGATTCTTCAAAAGCACGTTATCTCTAACGTCAATTCTAATCTTTCTAAGTTTAGTCTTGACTGTATTCTCATTTATATCGTATTTTACAGATATTTCCTTAATCTTCTCATTCTTTATCATCTTATCAATTGCAATATTTCTAAGAGTCACGTCTTCGATTTGGTTTATTGCAAGAACAGTCTCGGAATAGAGATGATCTATTTCGGATTGCACTCCGTCAGAATCGTATTCAATTGAAGGATCTCCGCCGTTACCCATGTATTCTAGGCTAACGGTAGGATTTTGATTCTTCTTATAGAGATAGAAAAGAGTCTCGTTACGAGTAATAGTATAGATCCAAGTAGTAAACTTAGCTTTATTGAAATCAAATTTATCTATGTTTTTAAATATTTTTTTCAGGGACCATTGAAGGGCCTCTAAGGTGTCGTCCTCATTTCTACAAAAGGTCCACACAAAATATTTTAATTTTGGATAAATTAGCTCAACTAGCTCGTTCTTCTGTCGTTCAGTTATCGAGCAGTCTTGAAATTTTGAAGCGATGTAATTAATTTTTTCATTTGCTTGTTGGTTAGTGTTTTCAAATCCCATAGTTTAATTGGCGTTTACATTATTTTTATTTATATCACGAATGATATTTATGCAAGTTTGACATTTTTCATACTCCTCTAAATCTTCAAAGAACTCAATGCATCGATTCAGCCATTCTACAAATTTATCTCTAGATAAAATTATGGGATATTTAGTGTCTCCTGTACTAATTTCAACGATTTCAATTTTATCAATCTTAGGATCTCTATAGTTATTCTCTATAGATTTTATGATGTTATCATAAATTTGCCAGCGATATTGAACAAATAATTGTTCTACCGTTAGCTTTCCGTGAAATTGTAATTTACTCATGTTGAACAGTATTAATCGTAAATTAATTATACCACAATTATAGTTAAGATTTAAAGAATCTGTTTTTTATTTTTTCTATCTGATCTAGGGTCTCAATGTCAAATACATTTCGCTTAATGGTTTTACCACTTGCCGCTGTATATGTATCATTATTCATTTTTCTAATCTCATCATAATCATATAGAGAAGATTTTCCACTATTCCTATGAACGTTAAATATTTTCTCTTCCACTTCTTTAAGATATTCAGCAGGTGCTCTCTCAAAGGTTTCAACCGCAATTTCCCAGAATTGACTTGATTCAAATATCGAAGACATATTAACCGATGTCATTGCCATATCATCTGTTCCATTCTGCCCTCTATATAAACCGCCCTTAGATTTTCCAAAGGATCCAAGCTCCGATACTGTTACCCAATCATTTGGAATAATTCGATCAATCGCAACTAGATATTTAAACTTCTCACAATATTTAATTTTATTAGTTGGACCTAATCTTAGACCAGGTTTAAATGATAGAGCTGCTTGAGTATGCTTAGTGTGAACAATTTGTCCCGGCCAATATTTATCATTCTCCTTAAATCTGTTTAATAGGATGTCCCCCTTGTGATTTAATTCCAATACTATTCTAGTTTGATCAGTATTAAATATTTCATATATAATATGTTCGCAGACCACTGAAAATTCGTTAATGTCAACTTGATTAGATCTAAAATATCCGATTTGAACTAGGGAAACTGCATCTACTTCATTCTTAACAATATTTATCTTTTTGCTTAATTCTCTAACAGGTAGAGGAACTGCTTTATAAATATTGAGAACCGAGTAGTCTCCTCCTATTCCGTCGGCCGTATCGATGCTAAATACATAATTAGTTAGATCCTGTTTAAAATCCGAGACAGTTCGATTCAGATAATTTCGGTGAAAGAAAATATATTGATTATAATCAAATAGATCTTCCTGTAATATTAAATTTACATTCTCATATCCCTGTTTAATAATATCTAATTTTCTTAGATCCTTTGAATTTAGGAGTAATTTATCTGAAGAATAGAATTGCAGGCCATATTCCTGATTGAAATCTTCTTCTGATCCAAGATCTGCGATTTTTCTCTTCTTCCATTCTTCGTCACGGCCAGCAATCTGCCACCAATCAACTCTTAGGGGATAGAAGCTTGATTTTTTGTTTATTGCATCCGTCCATATTTCCCAAAATTTATTCTTACCGTTAGGAGTAGAAGTTATGATTATTCTACCGTTAGGGTCAGCCGTTACAGTTGGGAAAATTGCTCGATAGAATTCATCTAAATTGGCTTCGTTGATGTGAGCAAACTCATCTATATATAATAAGTTAACTGAGAGACCAATACCTGATTTTTTAGTTGTTGTTCTTCCTACTAATCTGCTATTTGAATCGAATTTTACGTTACTTGCATTGATAACATCAATTCCAGGTTTCATGAAAAATGGCAGCCCTTCTAAGCTGATTTTAAATTTATCGATTAATTCTTTAGTGGTTGTAAAATTATCTGCTACACACAGAGCAGTTTTATCAGGGTGAAATAGCAAGAACCATAGAATAAAGATGGCAGACGTTACTGTTTTACCAGTCTGACGACTTGCCATTAGGATATTTAGGTTATTATCTTTATACGCTTTTAAAATCTGATTTTGGAAGTCCCTAAGACCTCCTGCGTCTTTTACGACCATTCTACCGTTGTTGGTTTGAATGACACAATAGTTTAACGCAAAATAGATTAAGGAAGATTTACACTTTGATAGTTCTTCAATTTCTTCTGGTGTATATTCAAATGGTAAATTTTCTCTTCTTAGATTTATATCATTATCTTTAAAGGGAGACATTCCTAATTTCCGAACGTCCTTTACCCCATTATTAATGTCCTCAATTAATTGATTTATCTTCTCAGTAGTCCAGATATAATTATTGTCCTTGGAGTCTCCACCTATAGCAGATACCCGTGTTGTGGAATATCCTCCACTATTGGACATTATATCTTTCATAGCTTAAATTATTTCAGTAATATCGATGAAATCTTCACCTGATTTATCATCGTCTTCATTAATTACTATATCTGATTTACGAAGCAAATTTAATTTATTATTTGGATCTATTAAATTTGCGTCCCCATCATCTGACATATCTGAATCAGGTAGATTCTGTATTACATTTTTAGTTCCAACCGAGATAAAATATTTTCCTTCAATATCGCTAGATTCTACGCGAGCAGAATCTGGATTTGCGGGAGCATCGTTGTTTAATTTTTTATAAGTATCCTCTAAGAAAAGAATGTAGTTAGCTTGCATTTTAGTTATGTTGGCCATTTTATCTTGCAATTGACCCATTACCTCTAATAATCTTGGTTGAACATTACCAGTTGCTATTTCTTCCATAATCTTCATTATAGATATCTTAAGAGTCTTTAATTGAAAGAATAAATTTGAGATGTTAATAGTATCTAACTCTTTCTTATGTCGGGCATAATCATTCTTTTCAAATATGCCAAGATCTACAAAGTTCTTAAATAGGGAATCTGTTATCTCTCTTGCCTTTTGAGTAAACTGATCACTCATTTGATCAAAATCGTATTGGCTCTCTGATCTAATCTCATTGGATAATTCATTATCCAACACCATGTCTTCATTGTCAGAGCTAATGCTACTTAATAGATTCTCTATTTCGTTTTTAAGGATTTTTCTGTTATCCTTACTTATTTTTCCGTTTGCCATTAATTGAGTTTATTGTC